TTATGGACACGTTGGATAACTATACATCCAATATTTCTTCTGTAGAACCAAGCCCAGATGTTGAAAAACTTATCAACCTATCTAGTTTTGAATTGAAGTCTTTTACCTCAGAAGAATGCTGCGAGAAAGCTTATGTGCTATATGGATATTGCAACTACTTGCAAAAAGAATATAACAAACAAGCTGCTAAATCTAAATGGTGTGAAGAATGTATAAACCATGCGGTATCTTCAAAATCTCATAACTTTGATAAGTATACAAAATGGGAAGTCAAAATTAATTTAGTCATAAGAGAAGACGATTTTATCCAAAAAGTCTGGAGGGTCAAAAGAGTTGTAGATGGTATAGTCACGTCTTGCTCAGAAACAATTAGAGATATTAGAAAACAGGCCGACACCCTAATAGAATTAAGTAGAAGAAAATATAACAGAGGATAATTTATGTCACCTTTAGAGTTAATTAAAAACGGAATACTAGAAAACGATCTTGAAAAAGTTATTCAAGGGTATGCTATTCTCACAGGAGAAGAAGTCAGACCAAGAGAAGCAGCCGAATCAAACAAAACAGAAAGCACGACCTCAAGAGAAGCCGACAAAGTGCAACCACAAACGCCAGTGCGGTCATCGGAATTAGACTTTACGGTAAAAAGAGATGCTCCCGACGCAGGAAAGGGTGGAAGAAAAGAATCAATACAGGTTGGAGAGAATCAATTTGTAGATGATGGCTTAGAGGCAAAAGGAGAAGAGTTTAAAACGCCAGAAGTCAAATTAACGCCTCGTAGAAAACCAATACAAATGATTGAAGTAATTTGTAACTCTTGTGGGAGAAAGGAAGAAATAAACCCATCTTATAAAACAGGCAGTTACCATCGTTGCAGTAGATGTGTGGGTTAATGAAAAAAGAAATAAAAGATGTCACCGCAGAAAGGGCTGTCCTAGCTGGATTAATTCAACACGGATATGACGCCTTTATAGACGTTGACCCAATATTAAATGAAGAATCATTTACGCAAGAAGAAAACTACATAATTTACAGCTGCCTAAAAAAGCTATTCGAGGAATCAACCACTGTTGATTTACCAACACTTTTTAGTGCCGCAAAAAACATAGGTCTTGATGGGTTATTTTTAGACCGAGTTCCAAAAGAATATTACAAAAATCTTAGCGCAGTAGATGTAGACTTAAGTAATGTCAAAAAACAAGCTTGGACTCTTTGTAAGTTTGATATAGCAAGAAAAGTCTACGAAACAGCAGGTAAAATTCAAAAAGATGTAGCAGAAGTAACTGGCGACGAAACCGTTAGCGAAATAATTAGCATTGGCGAAGCTCCCTTTTTTGAGTTTTCATCAAGCCTTAATAACCAAGTTGACAATGCTCCAGTAGACATAGGCGAGGATATTGATGAATACATTCAACATCTAATAGAAACCCCCCGCGAAATGATGGGTATTAGCACGGGGTTTTCCAGATTCGATAAAGCCATTGGAGGTGGATTAAGAAGAGGTAATATTGATTTAATCGGAGCCAGAGCTAAGGCTGGTAAAAGCTTGTTTGCTGATAGTGTTGCCCTGCATGTTGCCGACAAGCTTGGGGTTCCAGTTCTAATGCTTGATACAGAGATGTCTAAAGAAGATCATGTCCATCGCTTGTTAGCTAATATGTGCGATGTTCCTATTAATGATATTTCTACTGGTAAATTTGCAAAATCTAGCGGTTTGCAAGAAAGAATCAGTCAGGGTGCTGAAACTCTAAAAAGCCTACCTTATAAATACATCACTATTGCAGGAACTAGCTTTGATGAAACGCTTTCAATAATGAGAAGATGGTTAAAAAAAGATGTTGGTTATGATGAAAACGGTGTTAGTAACCCCTGCTTAATAATTTACGATTACCTTAAGTTGACGAATTCATCCCAAATGGAAAACATGCAAGAGTTTCAAGCTCTTGGTTATCAAATGCAACAGCTTGTTAATTTTGTGATTAAAGAGAAAGTCCCTTGTTTATCTTTTGTTCAATTAAATCGAGATGGTATAACTCGCGAATCCGAAGATGTGATTAGTGGCTCTGATAGATTGACATTTTACTGTAGCAGTCTCAGTCTTTTTAAGAGGAAGTCTGAAGAAGAATTTGCAGAAGATGCGGGAGAAAGCGGTAATAGTAAACTAGTACCATTAATCTCTCGTCACGGCGGAGGTCTAACAGATGATTTTGATTATATCAACATGCATTTAAATGGAGAGTATGGGAGAATAGATGAAGGCTTTACTAAATCAGAATATATATTAGAAAATAAGCGTCATAAAGAAGGCTTTGATAACGAAGTTGATAATAACGAAGAAGGTTTTGTAGTTGAAGAAGATATTGATCCGGAGAAACCGTTTTGAAAAAGTTGTCTGGGAAAGAGCTGAAATTTCTTTCCGACAAAATTGCGTTGAATATAGTGCCTGTCCTTGCTCACTTTGGAATGGAAGTGCAGGTCTTTGATGATTACGTTACTTGTCCATGCCCTGTTCACGGCGGGGATTGTCTGACGGGGTGGACTATGACCACAGATCGAGACAACGATTATTTAGGAATATGGGTATGCTGGACTGAACATTGTGAAGAAGAAATAGACAGACTCACTGGCAAAAAGAAGTATGTAAATAATCCAATAGGGCTTATAAGAACCTTATTAGCTAATAAATACGAAAAAGAGAATGTATCTTTTGGTGAAGCAATTTCTTTCGCTATGAATCTTGTCGAAACAAATTTTGAAGACTTAACAAAAGGCTCTTCCAAAATAGACTTCACAAAAAATAGTATGTCTAACGCGGAAAGAAACTTTGAAAGAAGAGAGCAAAACAAAAAACTTGGTCATGCAAAAGAGAAAGTTCGCAACGCTCTTGTTAGACCTGCTAAATACTTTGTAGATAGAGGCTATAGCGAAGAAGTTTTAGAAGTTTTTGACGTAGGTTTGTCTCGTAGTTCTAAAGGGGCTATGAGGCAAAGAATAATAGTCCCTGTTTACGATGACAGTGGAGAAGTTATGGTCGGCTATCTTGGAAGATGGCCTTCTGAGGATTATTCTAAATATAGCCAGCCAAAATGGAGATTCTCTAAAAAATTCTACTCTGGCGCTTGGCTTTATGGTTATCATCTTGCAAAATCACATATAGAGGAAACAGGCGTTGTAGTTTTAGTTGAAGGGCAGGGTGACGTATGGAGGCTTTGGGAGGCTGGAATAAAAAACTCTGTTGGTATGTTTGGCTGTAGTGTTACCGATACGCAATTAAGAATTCTAGAAAACTCCAATGCTACAAAAATTGCCTTAATATCAGATAACGATAAAGCTGGACAAAAGGCTAGAATATCTATTAGGAAAAAATGTCTAGGCAAACTTGAGGTAACAGATATAATGATTGAATCAAAAGACGTTGGAGAAATGTCTGCTCAAGAAATACAAGAAAAAATAAAACCACAAATTGAAAGGTTATATAATGACTAAGATATTAGGATTTTCTGGGGCAAAACAAAGTGGTAAAACCACATGCTGCAAATTTATTCATGGTTATCAATTAAGGCTTAACGATGTCATTAAAAAATTCTTCATGGATAAAGATGGATCTTTGTTGATAGACGCTATTCAAATGGATGAGCATGGTAATGAGACAGAAGGCCTAGGCGTTCTTGATATTGAAAGAATAGATGAGGAGTTTTTAGAATATGCCTCACAGGTCATATGGCCTTATGTCAGGTCTTTTAGTTTTGCAGACCCGTTAAAGATTATTGCTATTAATCTATTTGGGTTAGAGCATGCCCAATGTTATGGAAGTGATGACGATAAAAACAGTCTAACAAAGATTAAATGGGAAGATGCTACCGGATCTGTTAACGCTTCTGAATTTATGACATCTAGGGAATTTTTGCAGCATTTTGGAACCGATATTTGCAGAGGGATGAAGCCGGATATTTGGACAAGCTCTTGTTTAGATAGAATTTTGTCTAGCGGAACTGAATTTGCGATTGTTCCTGATGTTAGATTCCCTAACGAAGTAGAGGCTATACAAAAAGCTGGCGGTAAAGTAATTAGACTAACTAGAAAACCTTTTGAAGATAGTCACTCAAGCGAAACGTCTTTGGACGAGAAAGACGACATGTTTGATTACGTGCTAGACAATAGCGAAAAAGATCTTCACAAAACAAATATTGCTCTCATGGAAGTTTTAAAGGGTTGGGGATGGCTAACAACAAAATCATAAGTATCCCGTGGGATGCAAACATGGTAGACCGTGCTAGGTCTAAAGCAAAAAAACTTGGCAAAATAAGAAACTCAATATTAAAAGGAGGCGGTAACACCGCCGGTTATTTAGGAGAAGAGACCGTTGCGGCTTATATCGGAGCAAAGATAACTAGTTGCAACAAAGGGTCTGACAAGTATGACTACGATATCATAGCTAAAGATAAACGTAGGATAGAAATAAAAACAAAACGAAGGACTGTATATCCACAAGATCACTTTGATGTATCGGTTGCTAAGACTAGTGTTCATCAAAGACCTGACTTATATATTTTTGTTAGTATTGAATTTGAAGATATGAAAATGGTTAACGGCAGACGTTGCTATTATGGTATCAAAAGCATTTGTATATTAGGACAAGCGGAGCCTGAAGACTTTTTTTCTAGAGCAAAAATATGGAGACGAGGCGATATTGATAAACGGAACGGTTTTAAAACACACGTAGACATGTATAACTTGCCTATATCGGAGATAGATACACTAGATGATAGTTTGTTACCACCGAAGCAGTAGTCTTGGAACATTAGAATTTTGTCAGCAAAAGTATTTTTTGCAGTACAACTTATCTTTCAAAGACAAAACTAATAAGAAAGCCTTAATGGGAACGATAGTTCACAAGGTAATGCAAACCCTTGGAGACAAGAAGGTCGCTATTCTTAATGGGCTTGATGTAGTAAAGGACGAAGAAACGGGAAAGACTCTTACCTTGAAAGAATGCGATGACCTTGAACTGCTCAACGATATCGCTTTTGAATATTACAGCTCTGCTTTTCCAGAAGTTGATATAACCCAAGCAGATAAAAGAAAATGTCTGTCATGGGCTGAAAAGGCAGTAGCGTATGAAGGCGGGGTATTAGATCCTAGAAACCAAGACGTGATTGCTACAGAATTGTTTTTCGACTTCGAGATTAAAAAGCCATGGGCCAAATACTCATATGAACTTGGTGGGAAAACTATTAAAGGGTATCTGTCAATCAAGGGAACGGTTGACGTAATACTTAAACAAAACGAAGAGTATTATGAGATATTAGATTACAAAACGGGAAAGAGAATAGACTGGGCAACAGGCGAAGAAAAAACATACGACAAGCTGCAAAACGACACGCAGTTATTATTGTATTATTACGCCCTTAAAAATATGTATCCTGACCGTGAGTTTTCAGTAAGTATATATTACATTAATGCAGGCGGATTATTTTCTTTTGTGTTTGATGAAGATGATTACAAAAAAGCGGAGGGTATACTACGCAAGAAATTTGAACAAATCAGAGATATTCAAAACCCCAGACTTCTTTCTAATGAAAATAAACATTGGAAGTGTCAAAGGCTTTGCAAGTTTAGCGAAGAGTATGAAGACTCTGGAAAAAGCGTCTGCCAACACATACGAGATGAACTCGTAGAAAAAGGCGTAAATGCGGTTGTTGAAGAGTATGGAGTTATTGATAAAATTACCACCTACGGAGATGGTGGCGGTAGACTAGCAGACTCAGGCGAAAAGAACAAAAAATGAATTGGACACCTTTACACCTACATACTCACTACAGTCTTCTAGACGGCCTTAGCAAGCCCTCACAAGTCGCTGAGCGATGTTCTAACTTGGGCTATGCCTCTTGCGCGATGACAGACCACGGGACTATATCAGGCGCTGTGGCCTTTACACAGGCAATGAAGAAAAAAAACATCAAGCCTATTCTTGGGTGCGAGTTTTACCTAAGCCAGCAAGATTGCGAAATAAAATCCGACGAAAATAGAAGCCTTAGTCATCTATGCGTACTTGCCAAAAATAGAAAAGGTTGGGACAATCTAATCCAAGCCGTTTCCAAAAGCAACGACGAAGAAAACTATTATTACAAACCAAGGCTTGACCTTGCAACATTAAGCTTATTTGCTGATGGCAATTTAATATCTTTTAGCGGGCATCTTGGAAGCGACTTGGCTGATGCGATATTTGTAGATCCAAAATCAGCTTACAACGCTAACACAGAAGAAGAAGCAAAAAGGTATATACATCCAGATTGGGTAAATGAAGCATTAAAAATAGCCAACGAATACAGGGCTATATTTGGCAAAGAAAACTTCTTCGTTGAAATACAGGCTATTGACCAAGAAAATTCTCCAGCAGCCAGTTTGGTAGTTCAAGGTTTAAGATACATAGCAAAAAAATACAAGTTCCAAACTGTAGCTACGGCAGACTCTCACTATCCAGAAAAGAAGGACGCAAACGACCAACTGCTACTGTTATGCTCTGCCCTTAAAACAACCCTTCCTAAAATAAAGAGGAAGCTTAGAGAATCGGGAGATGCGGCGTTTGCTGGATTTTTTAAGTCTAATAACTTTCATATACCATCCTTAGAAGAAATACAAAACGTCAATACACCGGAAGAAATAGAAAATGCAATGCTTATAGCCAGTATGTGTGAAGATTACAACATACTTGGTAAGCCAATGCTTCCAAAATTTAAATGCCCAAAAGAACATTCTGAAGACCAATATTTAAGACTTTTGTGTAGAGAAGGCTGGAAGAATAGACTTGCTCCAACGGGAAAGGTTAATACCGAACAGGCAAAACAAGCTTACACAGACCGTATCAAAAAAGAGCTAGATGTAATAAGCGGCGCTAACTTAGCAGGATACTTCTTAATAGTCAGAGATATAGTTAATAGTGTAATTGAGCGCAATCATATTCCGGGGCCGGGAAGAGGTTCTGCTGCTGGATGTTTAGTATCATACTTAGTAGGCATAACTCAAGTTGACCCAATGGAATATGGATTGCTGTTTGAAAGATTTTATAACGCCGGTAGAAACACTGAAGGTTATGCTTCCTTGCCAGATGTTGATATAGATGTTCCAGCCAATAAAAGAGACGAAACAATAGATTATATACGTGACAAATACGGAACTAAAAAAGTAGGTCAAATGGTAACATTTGGAAGATTGCAAGGTAGAGGGGCTATCAAAGAAGTCCTGAGAATGAATGAAGCTTGTAGTTTTGATGAAATGAACGCCATAACAAAAAGTCTTCCTCACGAACATGAAGTTTCAGATCAGTTAGCAGAAATGGATAATCCATCTGTAATTAAATGGACTCTAATGAACCAACCAGAAACTCTCAGGGATTATTGTAGATTAAATGATGAAGGAACTCTTGATGGCGATTACGCCAATCTTTTCAACCAAGCTATGAGAATTGAGGGAACTTTTAAATCTCAAGGAAAACACGCAGCGGGCGTTGTTATATCGTCTCATGACTTAAATGAAGTTTGCCCTATGGTGCGAGACAAAAGAGGTTCTGAAAAAATAGCCGGAATGGAAATGAACGACCTAGAAGCAATGGGTCATGTTAAATTTGATATATTAGGTATTTCTTTAATGGATAAAATGATGGGTATTAGAGACCAGCTAAAGGAGCGACATGGATAAGAAGATTAGCTACAAACAAAATCTAAAAGACAAAGTCTTGTCTGGTAGGTCAGTTGACTACAAAGGATTAACAATTTGTAGAATCAATGACTTTTACCCATTAATGCATAAAAAAATTAGGTATCAAGTTCACTCACATTTTTTCAGTAAACTGTATGAGGACATTGATGAAGCGTTAGACAAATTTTTTGATATTAGAAGGAAAATAAGATGAATTACAGAGACATTATCGTCTTCGACTTTGAAACTGGTTCTAGAAACCCTGATAAAACCCAACCCATACAAATTGCAGCGGTGGCAATACATGGGAGAAAATTAACTGTTCAGCCAGATGGCTACTTTGAAAGCTTGATTCGTCCAATCTTAGACGATGAAGAAGCTATCAAAATGGGCTTAGACCCTATTCAAGATGAAGCTTTAGCAGTTAATGGTAAAACCAGAGAAGAAATTGCAAAGGCTCCATCCGAAAGGACTGTCTGGAAAAAGTTTACAAACTATGTAAATAAATATAACTGGAAAGGCACTCCTTATTTTGCCCCTATTGCCTCTGGTTATAACATTGTTGGTTTTGACATGCCTATTGTACAACGAATGTGCGAGCTGTATGGGCCAGTCGATAAAAAAACAGGCAAGCAGTCCCTCTTTAATAAAATCCACAGAATTGATGTGATGGATAATGTATGGATGTGGATGGAAAATAACGCAGACGTAAAATCTCTAAGTATGGACTCAATGAGAGACTTATTCGGAATAAGTAAAGAAAATGCTCACGATGCATTACAAGACGTTAAAGATACAGCTAATTTAATGATTGGCTTTATGAAATTGCATAGAAGAATTGCGCCTAAGATTAAATTTGAAAAGGCTTTTGCTGATGGAAATCTCCACATTTGAACCGCTTGAACTTGGATTTGAAGACGAAAAAGTTTGGGAACTAATATGCTCTGGGAAGACAAAGGGTGTC